TTACGTATTATTCGTGCCTTCCTTATTTTTACTGTGGGACATATTTGGGACAGAAGTACCAAAAATCGAGTCAATTTGTCGAGCATGTTCAGTCAGGTGATTTGGTGCCAGATGAGCATATCGGCGAACCATTTCGATAGACTCCCAGCCACCCATTTCCTGCAATACCGAAATCGGAACGCCAGCCTGAACTAACCAACTTGCCCACGTGTGCCTCAGGTCATGAAAACGGAAGTCTTCAATGCCCGCTCGTTTTAATGCTGCCCTCCATGCAGTATTAGCGTCATAGCGCATCTTCCTCACTACAGGTGATTTAGTTCCGTCTGGTTTGGTGCTGCTTTCCTTGTAGACGAACACCCATTTGTGATGATTGCCGATTTGCTTTTTCAGCACCCGGCAAGCGGTATCATTCAGCGCCACTCCAATGGCATGATTAGACTTGCTTTGTTCCGGGTGTATCCATGCCACCTTTCGTTGCATGTCTATCTGCTGCCACTCCAGATTGATAATGTTAGACCGCCTTAAGCCAGTAGAAAGCGCAAACTCTACGACTGACTTTAGCGGTTCCTGGCATTCATCAATCAACCTTTTTGCCTCGTGAGGCTCAAGCCAGCGGATACGCTTATTTTTCGGCTGAGGAACTTTGATGATCGGAGCCTTATCCAGCATCTTCCATTCGCGTTCAGCAGCCCGGAGGAGTGCCTTAATGAATGAAAGGTGAGTTGCTTTTGTAGCTACTGCTGCCGGCTTAGGCTTGAATACCGGAGGCTGCTTCCCATTCTTCCTGCAAGCTTCATCCATTAACTTCCAGTTTTCCTCATGCCGCCGATTAGTTATCTTCTGGATGGCGGAGTAAATCTTCGTCTCGGTAATATCCTTCAACTGCATTCCTGCAAAATGCTGGAGCCAGAATCCTATCCGACTCTTGTCATCATCCAGCGACTTCTTATGCGCCTTCTCCTCTAACCACCTGACACAGGCCCCCTCAAAAGTCATGTCAGGCGTCTCTCCTAATTTACTTACCCTCCATGCTTCTGCCTTCAGCTTGTCATGAAGCTCTGTGGCCTGCCTTTTGTCCTTTGTCCCAAGAGACTGCTTAAATCTTTTGCCGTTCGGCAATGTGAAACTGGCGTACCAGGTTTCACCTCTGCGGAATAGTGACATTTCAGTTCCTCTGTTATGTCATCACCCGCGCTCACCTGGACAGTATGCAGCGGAGATTGAAGTGCCGCAATGCAGGCTTGTCGTGTGGTGAGGTAAGGGGATTTCGGTTTGGTGGGGTCTTTACGTGTTGCCTGTAGTCGGCCTGTGCGAATCCAGTTGGTGGCGGTAGGTCTGGATATCTTGAGAAATGCACAGGCCTCATCAAGTGTGAGGCTGTGTGATTCCATGTTTACTCCGCTGTTTCTTCTTCGTCTTCTTTTGCGTTAGCGATGTCGTAGAATTGCCCGTAAGTTATTTTCTTGAATGCATCAGGGATAACAACTACGCCATGCCTTTCTTCTTTGTTATTTGGTATTGCAAAAATAAGACAATCATCGCGTTGCGGGTGCTTGCCGCCGTACGTTGATAACATAACGAAACCAAAGCCACGGCCCGATTGACCACCAATTCCTGTACGCATAATCCCGTAGTGGTTGGTTATGTAGTAATTCCATTCAGGCAAGGATTTTAGCTTGGCGTTAGCGTTATGCATGATTGCATCCAGCTCTTTGTTGTATGCGCGGCCTTCCTTTGTGTTTCCCTTTCCTCGCGCTATCACAACTCTCTTCCCGTCCAAAAAATCCTCGCGTTTGATTGTTATCTGGCATGGGAATTCATATCCTTTTTCCCAAACGAAGCTTTGTAGAAGTCCGCCTTCTCCACCCCAGCTACGGGCTGTAGTCCATGCGATTGCGCCAACCTTTTCAGCGGCTGTGGTTAGGATTGAATTTCGTTGATCGTTAATGGTGTCGTATGACTGGATAAGCTCCTTAACATCCTCACCCTCTACCATGTAGTAGTCGTAATATTTGCTCTGGCCTGACATTTATTGTCTCCAATAAAAAACCGCCATCAGGCGGCTTGGTGTTCTTTCAGTTCTTCAATTCGAATATTGGTTACATTGTTTTCATATATGAATAAATAAATTAGCTTTTTTCGTTGCCTTTGCGTTCCTTATTAATTCTGACAAACTCGTTTTTACCACGCTCTCCAAATGCGTCTTTAGAGTCGTTGTATCCGCAATCGCAGCACACATAATCTCCAGACCATCCACGCATTGTTTTTTCTTTTGCAATATTTCCAGAACCGCATTTTGGACAAGACATATCACTACCTCCAAAGCATGAGTGAGATGACAACGTAACATTGATTGGAGATTAACAATAGATTGCTGATGTAAAAGATATGTATAAGCTTCGCTTTCAAAGTGGAGGCTCTGGTAGCGGCATCCAGTGGGTTACATTGCTAATCAGACCATATTCATTAGTTTGAGGATGGTTGCCGCTATCGTCTCCGTATTTAAGACTCTCCATAAAGCCATAATGCCTATCCCCATTAACGCTCACAAAGCCGTAATAAGCTGGCATAACGCCGATCTCACACGTAACCAGTAAAGGAAAACTAGTTCTCCAATTTAGCTCGCCAATTACAGGCATTCGCTCACTACAGCTTATCCAACCATCCGTAATTACCGGAGAGTTGCCGGGTTCTTTAATGTGCAAGCGAGGCTCACCATCTTTTGGTTCAGGCCACTGGCGCTCCATGTTAATCTTCAATTTATCTTCCATAGCAGCGGTAATTTCAGCATCGCTGATGCCAGCACGGCGCTGTGCATCCCACAACAGAAACTGCATATCAGCCCACTCGCTAAGATCGTCTGGTTCGGCTGCGGCTTCCAGTGCCTCTTTTGAGAGGTGTTTCAGTGGACCAATGGGGCCAACGCAGCCAAATGTGGAGTCAGACCATTTGGCATGCTCGTGGCGAATCTGTTCGCGTTTCAGTGATGCCAGTGCAATCCGCGCCAGTTCCATTTGTTCGCCACGGGTAAGTCCGTTTTCAAGCGGATTTTTAATGAACAATTCAATACGTTCTTTGGTAATAGTGGTCATGTGTTACTCCTTAACCCGCAGTGCTTTCAACTGACGAGGGGAACAAAATCTTTTCTTCAAATCCGGCATTCATATCATGGACAGCAACACACCAATCCATTGACGAACGATTATCAAGAGCCTCCATGATTTCATCCATGCGGCGTAGGTCATACAGGTAAATGCTTTTATCGCCAATGGTGTAAAAACCAATTTTTTTCGGTGACGGGCAGCGATCAAGAACGTTCTGTAATTCGCTCAACCATGCCTGTTCCTTTTTTGTCAAAGTTGCCATATCACTCTCCTTTGATGCGAATGCCTGTTGCAATGCTGTTTATGATGCTGTCAGTGCATGGGGTAGAAAGCTGGGCATCTCCAGCAATTCTCATGACCTCAACATCTGCATATCGAATACCGAGGTGTATCAGACCGGCTATACCTGACTTAAGCCGAGCATTTTCCATAAACAGATCCTTTGCCCGCTGTTTTTCTGCCTCAAGCTCAACGCGCAGCTTCCCTACCGTTAGCGCAATATCCTCGTTCTCCTGATCGCGGCTTTTGATGTATTGCCGGTTTCTTTCCCGTTCATCCAGCAGTGCCAGCACGGTTTCTGGTCCGGTCAGAAATTTGAAGGCGTTGAGCGCATCAATATCCACACCGTAATCTTTAAGTTCCTGTTCACTTAACAAGTCATCATCAGCTGGCAACATTAACAGGCGTTCCATTGCTGGAATTGCACGTTCCGCCACCTCACGCAGTGCCTGGTAATTAATTTCGCTCACTGGTTGCCTCCTTTGCGAAGCTGGGCAGCAAAGTCAACTAACCACTCAGTCATTTCAACCTTCCCTACCAGGTCTGAACCAGGGTACATACAGCAATCACTCTGCGCCGCTTTGAAATCCTTATACTCATATTCTTGGGCCACCAGATTTTTTGCAGCTTCTATAGCAGCATCCACCCCCTGCGCCCGGACTTCAGCCAGGAAAGCATCGGTGGCTGGGGTTTCTGGAATGGCGTCTGGAATAACCTCTGAGTAGACGCGTTCCATTGCCGACTCCCATCCGTAGTAACAAGCCGAATAGCCGTCGCGCTGGTAGCCGTGGTCTTCAACTCCACATCCCATGCCCTGGTCATGGTATTCAGGCTGATTGTCGGGATTAATGCAGTATTCAATGACCGACTTCATCCCCGCATTCTCCGCTGCCAGCGCAGTGCACTTGGCCTCAAGGTTATCAATCGTGATTCCAGCAGAACGACACTCCCGCAACGCCGTTTCCAGTTTTGATTCAAGTTCACCGAACTTACGGACAAGGTATTCAGCGTTTGTTTCGTTAACCTTTAAATCTCGTGGGATGCATTTACCTTTCAGAAAACCATCCATCTCAATTAGTGACATTTGTTTCATTTTTTCCCACTCCGAAACATCGCATTCAGATATTTGTTTTGATTTACTGACGGAAAAGAATTTCTCTTAAGTAATTCTTCTCTCGATGGCATTGGTTTTACGCGTTGGCGAATAATCATTTCTGCCGGAAGAATGCCGGGATTGTATGCAAGTCCTCTCATGGTAAATTCCTCAGTCATTACTGATAGCGCCATAGCGTGAGCGGTAATTACGCAGGCGCGGGTCGATATATTCAGGGAAGTGGGTATATGTGGCTTTGCGGAATGGTCGGATTGCTGTTTCGTTTATTCGGTCTTTTTCCTGTTTTTCTGCGAGTTGTATATCGCGTCGGTACTTCCGTTCTGCTTTTGTTTCTGGTGGCAGAGCAAGAAACGCGTCGATATTATTCTTGATATTTTCCAGCACCTCCGATACGGAATTGCCGGAACAGCGGCGTGGGTCATCTGCACCATACAGAGGCGCTGGCATAATTTACTCCAGGGTAGGTTATCCGAATAATGTGGTACGTATAGGGTTATTTCTTTCGTAAACGTGATAGCCTGCTTTTTACCGACTCTTCACTTCGCCCGAGAATTTTTGCTACATTTCTTTGTGTATAGCCTGATGAGATAAGCGTCTGCATTCTTTTGTCTTCGTCGTCGCTCCATCTTGGCTTAACGAATGCCGTTTTTAATGACAGTTTTTTTGCTATGTAATAAAACTGATTTATGTTTAGGCCCAGATGTTCTGCTGCACGGCAAGCTACCATGCGACCGCAAACTGACTCCATCTCAGCTGGAGTTATGTTTAATCTTCTCATTAAGCCACCTGTTTAAGCTCATTTATTCTGATATTCATTACCTGAACGCATTTTGTCTGCGCATCATCGTGACCAGCCAATAATTGCCAGTCATGCTGATATCTCTCAATTAGCTTTTTCTTGTCAGTTTCTGTTGCTGCATAATCGCTGAAGTCTTTCAGGATTTGTTCGCAGTCAACCGATGGAGATTTCTGGTTGGTATTTTCTGGTGATGGTTGATTGCATGATGCTGGCATGGCCCAGTCCGGCAGCGATGGAGGGAGCCAGTAAAATCCTGTTCCATCCTTCAGTTTTGCCCTGTGCCATCCTTGTTTCTTATCTCTGGATATCTGCGCAAATCCTTCCTCAAGATTATACAGATACCGTCCTATTCCCCACTGAACGGCTGCGCGCTTCATTGCTCCTGAACGACCGCCTTTGACGGCTTCTACCTGCGTGTTTTCAGCGGCATCCCATTTAGTTACCCATTCGGAATCAATCTTGATTGATATTCCGCATTCAACGCCGCCATTGTTTGGAATATCGCGATATTCATTGCGCCATCCGGCCTTTCCGCAAACATCGTCCAGGCGTTTCATGATTGCCCTGTTCGTGACATAAGCCAGCACCATAGCCCATAACTTCCCATCGCGTGTTTTCCCGCTTTGCTGTATTCGCCACTCAATATCTTCAGCAGCGAACGGTTCATCTAACAGATCCAGATTCATGAGTAATACCCCGCAAATTCATCCCAGCTAATAATCGGATTCTGCCGTTCTGCGGCTAAGTTAATTTGCTGCTCCACTTCTTCCTCAATTTCAGGAGGAATGAGGGCAATAAATTCTTCATCATCAAAATCATGCAACATGACGCGCCTCCCATTCTTCGTCCTGCCACTTATCCCAACCAAGAGCTATTCCGGCAGCCCATGTATAAGCATCAGACATTCCCTGTTTTGTATCCGGAAATACTTTCTCATATAGCTTGTTGAACTCCCTGTTTCCTTGCTGAACAAGAATTGTTCCATTAACAGGCGTAATGGTCATGGCGTGGCACTCCTGGCTGATTAAGAATTTCACCGAGACGTTTCCATCCGGCCCGTAATTTTCTGGTGATACGCTCTAAAAGTGATTCATTAAGTTGGGCGATACCCATGACGGCACCGCCCGCGATAGCAAATGTCATCGTTGGATTCTCCATTTTTATTTATTGGCATAGCGAAAACGCCTCGATATGAAGCGCTGTGGATATGCGAAAAAAGCCGCCCTGACTGCGAGCGGCAAATAACATCAAGGGATGATTTTTCGATTAACCAGAACGAGTCGTCGTCCTCATTTGGTTACGAGCGATATTGCTCACAATGACCACTATTAAAATGGTCATTAGGTGCTTATTCGCTGACAAATTTGGTAAGACTTTCGTGTAGCGAAACCAAAATTTCATCATCAAACCCATCAAGTAATGCTTGTTCGATAAGTTTGATAATTTCTGATGCTTGCTCTTTATTTATTTCCATCACTCCTCCCCAAGAGCCTTGCTGATGGCTGAGCGAGCTTTTCTCTCAGCGTTTGAAATATCTTTAGAACTACCATTTGACCAGGAGTTGAGAAGCAATTGTAGCGCTTCCAATAACTCCGGAGCTGCTGCTATCAAGTGTGCATTGGCCTCACATTCAGCTACGCGATTTTCGTCATGGGTCATGATAAAACCAAGCTGCAACCCAGCTCTATCTTGCCTGCAAATGCGTACATCCTTTCCGCTCCAAGGACCTGGCGTACCTTTAAACTTTTTCATATTCACCTCTGTGTCTCGCTGCCAAAAATACGCTTACTCAGTTACTTCATCTGCATATTCTTTACTTGTTAACCAATCCGGGCGTTCACCTTTACCAATATAGAAATCGATAATGTCAAGAAGACGTGGATAAAATTTAAGAGCTTTACGACCATCCATCTCAGCAATTTCCTGCTTACTATATTTTCTCCATTCCTCAACTGTGTGGTTCTGGCATCCTGCTCGTACATATTCACCGTTCGTTATACTTATGAAGTATTTCTCACCCAGAATTACGAAAGTGAGATCAGGCAGGTCGGCACCGCACAGGTTGGCACCGCGCAGGTC